TGGCCGTGACAGCCCCGTTAGTTGTACAGGTTGCCGTAACCTGTATATTTCCGCTCGCGGGAATGGTGATCGAAGCCGGTAAATCCCAAACGGTGCCTAAATTCTGATTGTCGCCAACAGAACCATTGTTGATTGCTGAGAAGGCCGTACCCGTAATCGTTACAACAGCCGTCGAAAATGTGGCGGCTTGCCTTACCGTACCACTCAATGCACAGATATTATCCAGCATTGGCCCGGTAGTCGTGATAATGCCCCAGGAATTGTAAATAACGCCGATCATTTGAGACAGATCGAAATAAGCCTGAGCTGTGGCAGCCAACCATTGCCCGTCTAAATCGTCCGCTTCGATAGAAACGTCATTGCCATATATGCTTTGATACGATTGTTGATAACCTAACAAAACGTCATTATAAGACGGGAGCGTTATTCCAGCGGCGCTAATTGTGGGGATTGGAATAGGCGAACCGCTCATGCTGGCAAACTCGTGCTTATTGATGTTGAACCAAAGGTTGTATCAATATTAGCGTTAATATCAAAACTTCTAGCCGTTGCATTTATAGAGCTGGAATAGCTCGTGATTTCATTCACGTTATCGGTTGTCAAAATTATATTTTTTATGACTAAATCCCTAGCTAACGGATTTGCGTATCCAAAAATCTGTGTAAACCACGGCGTTACCGCAGTCGTGTCTAAATACCATTCACCGGCAATTAGCTTCAAACGCGTGACAACTTTTTGCCCTACGCCGCTTGCAGAATTAATGTAAAAATTGTTTAGCCCTTGCCCAAAAGTCATATCACCAACGGACGAAAGCCTGCGTACTTTCACGATCTTACTACGTCCCCGGCGTCGGTGGCGTGTTATTGGCCGTATGCTTATGACCTTGCAAGGTCACGCTATCGGATGTTCCGAAGCCTGCCGTTATGTTTCCTGTAGAAGTGACCGGCGCGTTGAATGCAATGCTAGAAGCTGTCATAACAATGCCGCCCGCGTCGCTAAAAGCTATTTTCGTGTTACCCGAAGAGGTGCGAAACTCTGCGGCGCTTGGGTTAATATTGTTCGGTACATTTGGAAGACTTCGAACGCCGGGGAAAAATATCCCGTCCGTTAGATCATGGTTGCGAATGTCGAGCTGCGATTGAACGCCGCCGCTTTGCCACCATGCGTCAATGCACCTGTCCGCAAATACAAGTAAGCCCTCATCACCGGCCGCAATCGGAAAAGTGAAAATATAGTTTTTATTTCCTGGAAAACAGACTAAAGCTTTGGGTATAACAGGTGAAGGGTTTATGTCAGTCCAGTTATTATTTTTATCCCTATTTTGCATGCGGATAGCGAGCTGCACTTGCGCGGTGCAATCTTGCGCGTTGAAAGACTGCACAATACCGGGCATCGCGCACCAAGTCTGCAACAGCGCCGTGTCGATCATTTGTTGGATATAGGAATAAATATTTACGTAGCGCTCGCGTCTATCCATAACTTTGCACTAAATTATTTGATTGATCGATAGCTAAGCAAACAAGATCGCTATACCAAGGATTTTTTCTTATACCGCCGGAGTGCTCGACTACTACCACGGTATATAATCCCGTGGGCTGTTCAGTAGCAAAAAGCGTATTGCTTTTATAACTAGGAAAACCAGCACTAAAGTTGTTCGCTTGGGCTTGTGTAATTTCGTTATTGTTCAATTTAACCGTGTTGCCTATTTTTATTAACGGATTTAAAAGCGTCCTTACGGTTATTCCTTGTTCTGTCACTTCGGGTACGCCGACTTGCCCCGTAGTTGAATTTATTACGATGGCCTCCCCTGGCAAATAACCCGTGAGCGGGGCGGCTTTTAAAACCCCGTTCTCAACCCACCATGTCGCGCCAGCCTTATCGGCTAAAGTGCTGGCGTTTGCCATAGCAGTTCCAAATTGCACCTTTCCACGCGGTAAAATGCCGCCAGTGGGGGCTAATGCGGTTTGAACGCTTGGATCACTTGAAACACCGTTAGCCTGCGCCGTTTGAACAAGGCCCTTAACCGCCGCGCTCATTGGCTGATTAGGCGCGATCACGTTGTTTATAAAACCATAACTATGAAATAAATCGGCCTCAAAAGCCATGATGTCAATGTAACGCGTAACATTTTCAAGTTTGCCGGACTTAACTTGCGCTATATTTCCAGAAAATATAACGCCGTAATTGCCGTTCTGATAACCAGCTTGTAAAGATACTTGAGAATATTCCGTTTGAATGCTTTTAATGGTAGAAGGCTGCGGATTGAAAATACGAATAGTTGCGGTATTCGGCGCGGTAAAGTCGCCAGCACGAACAACGAATTCAACTTCTAGCTGCGATAAGTCTAGAGCTTGATTAGCGTTTCCAACAATCAAACCAAGTTTACGTAAAAATTGGTTATTTGCCACGATTTAGCTGCTAGCAACAACGAATAATAAAAAACCAGTTTTGCCTAAGTCATCCAAGCCTATTGGTAATAATGGATTGGGTACATTTTGGGCTACAAGCGCGCCGCCGATGCCTAAATACGTGTATTGCTTCAATAAATTAACCCCTGCAACCATGGGAATACCATTTAAAATCGGATCATCATTTACGTCATCAATATCTAAATACCACAAATTAGCTAACGCGTTCCATCGAACCGTTAAAGAGTACGTAACCCCTAACAGACTGGTTTGGATATTCTGATTAACATTGTTCAAGGGAATGGTGTAAATGAGCATTAAAATTATGAAGCACTTATTGAGGAACACCCGTTGCACGAAATAAAGCAGGGTTATTTATGTTATTGGCTGGTGATATTTGTTGCGTGCCTTGCTGAACAGGCGAAGCATTAACAGCCGGATCACTTTGATTTGCTGATGACGAATTGGTCGCCGCAGGCTGCACACTCGCGGTTGAAGTATTCACTAAAATAAGCTGCATACAAAGCATTTCTAAAATCAAAGCGTTTTCAGTCTGCTCATTAGTCAACTCATTTATATATTGAATGAGCATATTGTTCAAAGTCCGTTTTCCGGTAGTTACAGAAAACGGTTGAGCATTTTGCTGAAGCGTCAAAAAATTATTATATACAGTCTGCACATAATTAGAATCACCTTGCGCCTGTGAATTAGAATTGGAAAAACCCACGGTTAAAACAACGGTTATAGGATTTTTATACGCATGGTCATTAATAACGGAACCAATTTCAATAGGGTGTTTCGTGATGACCATTTCATCGCGATGCCGTTCTGATATGGTTATATCTGCAATAAACGGCCCTATATTTCGCGCACGGATTAACCCCAAAGAAGATGAAGCGTTAAAACCGGATTGAAAAGGAAATGCTGCCGTTAGATCGGCAACCACACCGCCTAAGATAGCCATGAATTACCTAAAATTGGCCCCACGCACCGCTTGGCGCAATTGTTCATCCCATTTATCACGGCCTAATAAACTCCCCGCGTCGCGCCATACGCCTGCATCCGCGTTACCGGTAATGTTGACAGTTACGTTGTGATCTACGTCGAAATTCTGGGTATTCCCACCCGAAGGTGGAGAACTCCCAAAATTTTGCGCGTACCAAGCTTGGTATTTATCGGCGCCGCGAGCACCCACGTTATTCGGGTAAAAGAAGGTCTCGCCACCGGCTGAAAACGTTGGGGCGTATAGGCCCACGCGGCTCGCTGCGAAGGCGCCGGAAGCGTTATCCGTGGCGCCACGGCTTACATTAGAGCCGCCTAAGACTTTGTTCAGATTGCCCGTCATCATTGCCAAAATGCTGGCGTTTTGCAGGGCTGCCGGGTTATAGCCCGCGTAATAACCGCCTTCCCCCGTTGTCCGCGCCTCAAAGCCTAAAGTCGTGCCCATCATACTCGCGCGGTTCATCACGCTTTCAAGCACGCCCTGATTTGCAACAGGATTTAAATTTTCACCGGCCGAAATGGCTAGCAATTTATCGCGAAGCGTTGGATTACCCGACAATTCTTTCGCAAATCTGGACCTATCCAACCCACCGGGGCTAACAGGCTGGCTTTCTGTCCCGCTGCCACCCCAGCCCGGAAAAGGCCCTGCACCGCCAACAAAGTTCAGCCATTGCAGCGCTCGCGCACCGTATCCGCTTTGCATCACCGTGGCCGCGCCTTTTAAAACCGGCGTGCCGATGTTTTCCGCGAGCCACGCGCCTATCTTAGTCGCCTGGATATCTAAAATATCGATTACGGTGTTTAAAGCCCGGTTGAACTCGACAAAAGACTTGCTTGACTTATCGGTGTTTAGGCCAAATTCTTTTAAGCGTTCGTTATGCACGCGATATTGTTCGTTAAGCTCATCAATATTAACCCACATTTGCCGAAATTCGTGCTCGCCTATGCCTAATTGCTCGGCGAATTGGGAAGCAATGAAATAGCCATTCTCGCCAAATCGGCCTTTGAATTGATTAACAAGCCCTAACGTTTCGGCTGAACCTACGGCGCCGCCGCGATAGCCCGGCAAGAAACGGCTTAGAAGACCGGCTAGGCCGGGATTTGTTCTGACTGCGGCGCCCATGCTTTCGACGGCACCGAGGCTTTGCGATGCTGATAAACCGATCTGTGAACCGGCGAAAGCAAAGTTGAATAGCCCGGCGGTGCCCGGTTGGCCTAGCCGCCTATTCATATAGTATAATTCTTCGCCGAAGGCCGCAACACTCGTTATAGCCCGCGCAGCGCCCGCCGCGATATTAAGAAATAAGCGCTCCAAATTGAACATTGACGCTATATTCATCGGCGTCAACTTATTTAGCTGCGTCAGTTTTCCGATGATGCCTGTTAAGCCTTGATCGTAGTCGATAGCAGCTTTTTGAGTGCTCGAAAATACGTTTTGGGTAGTGGTTAAAATAGTATTCAACTTAGCTTGCGCTTCTTGCGCCTGCTTCATGCCCTCGTCTCTGTATCGGGTCAAAATATCAACGACAAACTTTTGACCGAAATTCCCTGTATCTGCCATTTATTCTTTGGTTTTGTGAAATTCCTTGATCCTGATTTGATTCTCAAGATCGATTAAATTGGCGTCAGAAATTTTAATAAGATCAATTAAATCCAATGTGCCATTTTTTAAATCAACATAACTTACGTATCGGGCAATTACTAGGTCTAAAATCCAGCCGTCTTTACCCGGCGTGCGCACCAAATCTATGTCGGGGTGCTCTCGATTTGACTTGAATCCTGTATAGTAAAAAAATCGGCTAACTTATTAACCTCGATTACTCGCCAAACCAAAGTCAACATATCGGTTAAATCAATATCTTGAAACAGCATTTGACCGTTTTTATAAACGGGTTGCCAACTAGTTTTTACGTGCCTAAAAATTGAGGTCAAAGAAAGCTGGAATATTTCCCTCAAATCGTCTTTCGACATATTGGCAGCGAACGCAGCGAAAAACTTAGCGAAATTCTGCGTAATAAGCTCTTTATCCTTTTGCTCGCCAACAGTGGCCAACACCATAGAGAGCTTCGAAACCAATGTTAATTGGTCAAAAACGTTTATCTTACGTATTTGGTAGGTTTTACCCTGTAATTCAAATGTTTGCACATCGGTAGTCGTCATTTTGCTGGATTTCCGATACAAAAAACAAAACCGCCCTTAGCTGCCAGCCAAAAGCGGTTTACTAACTCAAACATAAAAAGGCATTGCTGGCGTACCTTCTTATGTGTTATTTAGCGCGTCCCAAAAGGGGCAGTCTTAAAGAACTGATAAATCGGGAATTCCGATCCCTAGCAATTCATCCAAGCTCCCGCATAAGAAAGACCATTCGTTCATAGTCGCGTCTTCCGCGTACGTGATAACAGGCTGGCGAGAAAACGCTACAGCCGCCGCAGAAAGCACGTCCCCTTGTAGAATATCACGAACGCTTATTGCATTCTGGCCCCAAAGCGCGGGGCTGAGCCGTTGTACGCCATACACCACGGATAAGTAATTATTAGTAGGGCTCGTTTTTAAAAGCCGTACCATGACCCGTGCTGCGTTAGACGCACGCAAGCTGTGCATCGGCGTTCCATCGGAGCCAATGTCTAACTTGCTCTTATCGTCTAACATTTCAACCGTTAGACCTTCTTTGGCAGTCCCGGCGCCGTATCCCAAAGAAATGGCATCGCCGTTATTGTCAGTAAACGTTGCCGTTATATCAAGAAACGAATAGGTAGTTGCCATTCCAAAAACCCTTAAGTGGTAATATTTATTTGGACGCTGGCGGTATTAATAGCACCAGCTAATACCGCTGCAACCTGGAAAGGCACGGATTGCCGGTTTGCGCGCTGCGTGGGGTTTTGGTTCGCAACACTCGGTTGGTACACATACCAGCCCTTTGGCAAAAATTGGCCGTTTGCTAAATTGCCAAAGCTATTCCCGTCCCAAGTATTCGGGCCGAGATAACCGTTTGTGACAAATTGCTGCAACGCCCGCACTATCTGGCCTTCTAAAATCCCTTGGCCAGTATCGGTTTGTGGAATTTTAGTGGAAGTCGTGAATAGCGCGTTAAAAATATTAGTTTGTATTTGACCGGCGAGCGCCGCCGCGCCTATTACCGTATCGATATAATTACCAGAAGGACAAATGCCGTATTGAATAATCGGCGTACCGGCTAAAGTAGTACCAATATTATACGACACGTAAGCATTACAGTTGAAGTTTTTGAGCGCCAAAGCCTGAGGCGCGCTAATATTTTCAGGCGTTATTCCCGGCTCCTGCTTATACATCAAATCTATAGCAGTATTACTAGCGGTCCAATCTGTTGTTAAAATACGCCCTAGCAAACTGACGACAGCATATAAAGACGTTGATGAATACTGAATACAGCTCCAATTGTACGCTAACTGTAACAGCTCGTATGCAAGATTGGTCGTATTGCTTCCCACGAGCGTATTCGCATCTTGCGTAGGAATGCCTTGAAAATGCCGCCCGGCTGTAGCCTCGATATAACCGGCGATTGCCAAATAATCAGCGGCCACTGCACTCGCTACATGCAGGCCAAACCACATTGTAGGCCAATTCGTATCGAATAGTGTTACGGCAGCTAGCGCGGTTTCCGCTGCGAGCCCGTTGGCCGTATAAGCGCCCGCTGCTGCGGTGCCGCCCATAAGAGTTGAAATATCCGTTCCAACGGCCACGTCCGTAGTAGCAAATGAAATTGTTGAGCTTGTGCCGGTCGTGGGGCTCGTAATGATAAAATTGTTATATACGGCGTTCCAAACGCACGTAGTGCCCGCAATAGCCGCGTTAAGCGCAGTTTGAAGAACGCTTGCCACGCCATTCATTACACTGCCCGAACTAATACCCGTAAAATTTAGGCTCGTAAAAACTTCGGCCGTGCCGTTGATAGTCATTTTAAAACTACCATTGGAAATAGCCGACCAAACAGCATACGCTTGGTTAGCCGCATAAATCGTGCCGCCTATGAGCTGCCCGGCGCTAGCAGCTTGAACCCATCGGCCGATGAAAAGTTGATTGGGCGTGGGTGACTGACCAAACCATGCCTGCGCCGCCGCGTATTCCGGCGTATTGCTGGCAAAATCTGCGGCAACTCCCGTAAAAGTCGTATATTCCCTAAACCGCTCCGTTACGTCAATTACGGTGCTAGGCCCAAGGATGAGCATAGACTGAAAACTTTCAGTAGGCACGGGTTGCGCCGCTAAATTCAAGCCGATAGTAATTAAGCTGTTGATTGATAGCGTTGCGGGAGACGGCATGTATTAACCTTGGGTTTTAACAGTTTCCGTAATGGATAAATTACCAGCATAAACCGTGAATTGTACGGAAGCGACGTTCAATACCGCGTAATTACGCACAGAGTTACGCTTCAAATAAAAAGTAAATCTTTCCCTGTATTGCCACCGCTGTTTGAACACTATAGGTATCACTTCAATACTGCCAATTCCACGCAAATTAAAATTTTCTGGAATTAAAAATTCTCGATTTTGCGGAATTGCCAAATTGTCTCTAAGCAACGTGGCGTAATAAGAAGCTAAACCGTTGGTTCCTAAATCAAAAAAATCACACTTAATGGCCCATAATTCATGCCGTTGTAATTGATCGAAACCGTTACCGCTCGCGTCGGTATTGTGGCCGATAAAAGGAAATATGTCCGCGTCAATTTTTTCGTAATTGAATTGACACCAAGCGTCGCCTGCCGCTGGAATATTAGGCGGTTCCGGTTGATTGCCCGGAATAACGAAATTAGGCGCCAAACCAGTTAAAGCAACAATAGCAGGCTGCAAAAACTGATTTAGCGCTTGCCCTTCAATAGGGGAGGCTAACGAAGCTAACGGAGTTAGAAAACCACCCGTTGAGCTATCCGTCATCACCAAGCCCGAAGGGTATAGATATCACCAGCCACGCCCGCGACATTAAGCTGTTGAGTAGTCAACGGAAAATTTTCAGGCGGAAACATACCGCCAAACGGCGCCACAACCCAAGAACTAGACAGCGGGCTGTTACCAATTTCATTGATAGTCATTGGACTTCCGCCGTTATTTTGGAATAACCAGCCTGAGCGCGTGGAACTCGCGGCCAATAATGCTTGTGACTGGCCTGTTGTAGTAATGGACCCGGAATAATCAACTACGGCCTCTTGGCCTTTAACCACAACAGTTTGTTGATTGCCTTGGCCGTCTTGAACGATTAATAACATAATGGAATGTTTGCTGAGTTGGAATTCAAATTAAATACAAAACCAAAATTGGAGCCCGTGGGGCCTTGCGTACTAGCTATCGTCCAGTCAAACGAAGAACAATCGGCTGAAACAAAGCCCGCGCCGTATTGGCTATAATCCGAGAGTTCCCCAACGATGTAATAACTGCCCTTCCAAAAGATCAAATCAGCCTGATAGGCTTGTTCTGTACTGTCCTTAGAAGGCCCAATTAGCTTAAAATTGGTTATAACCTTGATTGTTTTTTCTTGCGCGCTAAAAGCTTGTTCGCGTATAAGAGAGTTTCTGCCAGTCGGCGAAACTTGTCCAATTGCGCTAAACGTTTGGGGCGTTAAAATCGATTGCCCGAAGGGGTTAACATTTTCTCGGCGCCTTACGACTTTAAATCTTTCGCCCGCTATTTCAGGGTCAAGCAAGATCGAAGTTAAATCGATGTAGGGCATAGATTTAACGGCCTCTTAGCGCGAAAGTGAACGAATTCAGGAATTGCGCGGTGACTTTTAAAGGAGTTGTCCCGTAATCGATGCGGCGCTTTGTCTTAGTGACCCACTTCCGCAGCGTGCTCGCAGCGAGCGGTGGCGGAATACTGTTCAGTATTCTATTTTTGACGCGCACAACCAAAAATACGCCAAGAGAACTTAGGGTTTTATCAACGCCTTCCTCGTCGCCTTGAATAGCATAGCTAGCCGCGAGCATTAAGGATTCTTGAATTTCTTCCTGATTATCGTTTAGCGTTGGAAATAAAATTGGCCGAGCGGGGATGCCAACTTCTGGCGCACCAAATTCATGAATAAAACCCAACGCAGAATTATCGATATATTTGTTTTTTCGTTCCTCGTCTTTCACTATACCGATTAAAAGCGATTTTTTCGATAAAGCGATTAACGCGGCTTCTACTTTCTTCAGATCGAGGCCAAACTGCGTGGATTTGGCCTCGAAATCAAGCATTTTTAGCCTTCAGCTTTAGGCGGGGCTTTCGCGGTTACCACGATAGGCTGCACCGTAGTTCTGTGCGTACTGACTTGATAGCTATTGGACTCAGCCAAATGCCCGTCAGAGTCAACGGATATGATTGGATCACCTAGCAATCCGTCAATGGCGCTCGCGACAAAGGACTTGACGGCAACCGGCGCGTGTTGCTTCGCTAATTCCGCCAGCGCGGCCTCTTTATTCTCGGCGACATACTTGAACGCCCACGACATGAATTTAATCCTTTATATCCATTGACCCACACCCCAAAGCGGCGGACCGCTCCAAGCTTGCCCAACCCCAAAGACAGGGAAAGGACCGAAATTGGCACCAAAGCCGTTGCCGTTAACAACCATGCCACCGGCGCCAGCTAGCTTATAGAGATTGATAAAACGCGTGCCATATATCGTTAGATTATATTGACCGTCATCAGCATCAACACCGGCGCCAACATCGTAAGAAACAGAGATTGGCCCGGCGTGTTTGGACGAAATAGGGCCGGTTGTCCGCCCCGGAACGGCGTTATTCTGAGATGCCGCAAGCGCCTGTTGCTCTAGCACCAAATTATGCGCGGTAAATAGCTCAACCGCGATATCGTAAAGAGTTGCTGGCGGATTGCTTGGCGTCGCAGGCGAACCGCCCAACAAGCACGGATTGATTAGAAGATTGGCAAAGTTGATCCAATAAGCTATACTGCTATTAGTATAAATTACGGAACTTGCAAACTCTTCATAATCAAAACGAAAACTTGCGGGCGTCACAGACATGGGCGGGTTACTCTTTGTAAATAGCGAACGGTGAGCTTTTCATTTCGCTAGCCGTCCAGCACTCTTGCCAGTCGAAACCGCCGTTTGGATTGGCATCGCCGAAGGGATCATTCGGAAATTTTCGCGGAAAACCCGGATGCGCAGCAGCATCCATAGGCTTAGGATATTCCGCTTCAGAAGCGCGCTTCTCTTCTTTCATGTTGACTAACCCCATACCCGCGTCGCGGTGTTTATCTTCAATTTCCGGTCCGGTTACGCCTTTAACTTCATGATGATGCGCATCCCCATAAGTCTTTAGGCCTTCCGAACCCTCATCCCCATAAGTCTTTAGGCCTTCGGGACTACCATTCATTTCGTCAACCCCTGAAATTTTACCAGCGTTTTTACTGGCGTAAAAAACCTGTTCGCCCTTTTTCTCGCCGTATTCAGCGGTCATGGCGGATTTAATTTTTTCGCCTTTTTCAGTCAACGGCATTTTTTAGCCCTTGTTTTTACCGGCCAAATTTTTAATCGGCGAAGAAGCAGGCGCCTCTTTGGCGACTTCCGGCGCGGCGGGCGCGGCTAATACCGGGGACGCCGGATGTTCATAAGCTTTGCCGCCGTTGGATTCCATATACCAGTGTTCCGCCAGTTCCACGGGGCAATTGAAAACCCCGATAGGAATAACAACGCGCTTGAAATCGGGTAACGTGATGATGAAAGACTTCGGAGAAATCATCAACACAACATCAGTAGGATACGCCCTCAATTCCGGAATTTTTGGCTGAGACTCGTGTAAAGCTCCGTTTCGCAGCTTAATCCTACCATTTTCACGGTCAAGATTAGCGTTAAATTTGGCCTTAAAAGCGATATAAGTTGCCAAATCCATGACATCCGAAGGAATGTAAGCCCTTCGGTCATCGGGCTGAACAACTTTGACTTCGGTTCCGAACACTGTGATTATCCTTGCTGGTAGGGTATTTATATTTGGAAGCGGGGAGCGGATTTGAACCGCTGGCCTCCAGCTTATGAGGCTGGCGAGCTACCGGGCTGCTCTACCCCGCAAAAGAGGCTAGAGGCCGTCGAAATAGCCGATTGTTTCAGGATAAACCAATTCAACCGCGCCCAACTTCATGAAGTACACGCATTTGTGCCACATGCCGTCATAAGTAACCGGCGTGCGGCCTAAGCCGGTCATCGGGAAACGCACAAGGTTTTTCATTTTGGTGTAAGCGACCATGCGGTCAACGGTGCCAACGGTGCCAACGGTGCCTCCGCTACCGGAGCCTAAACACCATTTTGTAGGATAGATGCGCAGCGGCTTCGCGCCCTGCTCAACGGTCAAGTTGTTCTTGAGCAAGTACGTCAAAATCGACTGATTACCAGCCAACGAAATAAGCTGCGTTGAGATGTATGAAAACTGCGCGGGCGGAATGAGCAGATGCGAAGGCATCCAAGCCCAACCGGAATTAGCCCAAACAGTGTTAAGCGCGAAATTAACATCGTTTAGAATTTCGTTGGGCGTTTTCTGCGACCATGTACTTAAGCCAGAAACACCGGCCGGAAGAGAATTAGGCGTAACAAGGCTGTTATTGATTAAGCCGGTATCGGCAAAACCCGTATCGCCGATATTGACTTGCTCATCGATATCCATTTGATGCTTATAGCGCATCAAATCGTATTGCTGGCTATCAATCGGACGGCCGAGCCGCGCGGACGATTCAAGTTCGAAAATGGTATACTTAACTTCAAAACCCCAGGGCCGTAACGGATGAGGAATTTTGGCTAAGTCAACGCTGCCGGATGTAACTTGAGTTGTTTCGCGGGTAAGCCACGCCTTGCCGTTGCCGATCCCTTGGCCCGTACCCAATCCGCCAGCTGAGCCGAAATTAGTTAGCGTAAACGAACTGGCGTCATCGCCGATTGAAACATCTTCGCGTAGATCAATATCGCGGGACCAAAACACAGCCGCAAGCGGCTCGTGAGCGGTTAAATCTAAACGCTCCAGCTCACCGACATAAAAGGCGCCCGTACTGTCAACGGTTGCCCATTTCCCGTCTTTTATTTTTGCTAGGGCGTCATGCGTTTTATACGCGTGATCGAAGGGCCGCCCTAGCATATTTCCTTGCGCGTCGTGAGTGGCAACTCGCGTGTCGTAAGTCAGCATATCACGAGTTTTGCCGCGCGTTACGCGCCGAATAGAAGGCTTAGACGGCGCAATAAATTTATTCGTATCGACTAAGAGCATTTCTTATTTTCCTATTAAGCCAACTAAGCCTTAATTATTAGACGTTAAATCTTAGCTCAGCGATACCGCTGGCGTCGGGCGGGGATGCGTAAGTTATTTTATCCCACGTGACCGCAAAACCATTGCTGCCCGGCGTAGAGGCTTCCCAACCGCTTTGAACATGCGGCGGGCTGCTTGCAGCATCCCAAACAAACGCCTGCGAGCCATTCGACGGCGTACCGTTGACGGAAACCATAATAAAGCCACATAGCAGCACGTCTACAGCGCCATCCGGAAGCTGATTTCCGCCGAAAGGCGGAGTTTGGCCCGTACCCGCGTAGTTATTTGTCGGCGCGGTAACGCCTAGGAATGGATAGGGGCGAACGATTACGCCGAAAACGTCCGTGGGCGTAGTGCTGTCGCTTGCGATATAAGACCTAACCGCGTTGCTCGCAGGGTTAATATTAACGGCCTGCCCAAAAAACGTGGGGGGATTCGTCGGGTCTTTCAGAAAAGGCACAATGTTTGCCGGATGAGACCTATTTACCGCGCCAGCGAAACCAGCGCCCATGCGGAAAGGAAATGCAACGTCACGGGTTTTCACCGAAAAAGACTGATAAGGCAACTTATCAAAGTTCTTCTTTCGAACTAAAAGCCCATTTTTAACAACAAAAGCAGAATTTTTCATTGTAACTTAATTCCTCTAAACAAACGCGCTTGTTGAATTACTCTGAGCTTTTGCCGTTGTAAGGCTGACTATCCCAATGCTTCGCAGCCCATGCGTTATGCGCAACTGGATCACTGATGATGGGATTAGCAATTTTGATAAGGCCGAAGCCCCCGCCCACTCCGCTATCGGCCGCTTTATGCGTGTTATTCAAGCGCTTCGCAACGATTGCGCAATCCCTAAACAACTGGCGAGCGGCGCCGCATGACATGCCGACGAAATCAGGAGTTTGGCCCCGATTTAGGTCAAGGATAAGCTGCCGTCCAGCGGCGTCAGTAAAATACTGCGTTAAGGCGCTTTTCCTGAAATCGCATAAAGCTTTTGTAGTGGCAATGGGTGATGCGTCGCGCGTAAACTGTGGCTTAGCGATGCCTGGAACCAAACATTCTGCCAAAGCCACAGTTTCTTTCCAAGAATCCTCTAAGAAACCGCTATCCTTAGATTTTCTGGCGCGGTCTTTATTTTTATCGCCAGCTTCAGCTTCAACTTCTTCTTCCTCGTCGCGCCTGCGCTTCTTATCAGTAAAGTGCGCGTCATCATCATCGCGGCGCCGGTCGCGCGAACGATCATCGTCATCATCGCGGCGCCGGTCGCGCGAACGATCATCGTCATCATCATCGCGGCGGCGGCGAGCGTCCCTACGATCCCGCGAACGCCGGTCATCATCGTCATCGCGGCGCCGGTCGCGCGTATCATCGTCATCGTCATCGCGGCGCCGGTCGCGCGAACGATCATCGTCATCATCATCGCGGCGGCGGCGAGCGTCCCTACGATCCCGCGAACGCCGGTCATCATCGTCA